TATGTCAGCCGCACCAGATCGAACGCCGCGGGCGACATTTCCGCGAGTGAGGCGCAGACGATCATCGAGGCCGGCCTCGGGCTGATGCTGGTGCAGCATTGCCCGCCGGCCTATTGGACGCCGACGCCTGCCGTCGGCACGCAATACGGGACGGCTGCCGCGGCGAATGCGTCGAGCGTCGGGTATCCGCGGGGTGCTACCCTCTGGCTTGATCTCGAAAACATGCGGCCCGGCTGCGGCGATCGGGCGATCATCGCCTATGTCAATTCGTGGTGCCGCGCGGTGGCGGCGGCAAGATATTTGCCGGGTCTCTACTTCAGCGCCGATTGCCCGCTGACCTCGGGTCAGATTTATCTCGACCTGATCGTGACGCAATACTGGCGCTCGCTCAGCGCCGACACGCCAGCGGTCGCGGTACGCGGCCCCTGCATGCAGCAGTTCGTGCAATACGGGCAGGTCGCCGGGATCGACATCGACCGCGACGTGATCATGGCCGACGCGCTTGGCGGCCTGCCGTCATGGGCGATCAATCAGCCGACCCTGGCGATCGACGCGATATGATCTTCGGCCGCTCAAACTGCCTCTTTTGGGCACTGGGGCGGTGGCGGCGGTTTGGCGGCTATCTTTTGGTGCGCCGCTCGCAATGGGGTCCTTTCCCTCATTTCGCCTGGAGCGAGACGCTGCAAACCTTCAAGAGCTTCGAACCGTTGCACCCGCGGCGTCGACGGCTGCCGCCGCTGATCTTCCGCGGTCGGGTCAGGACGACACGTCAGCCGCCATGATTTTTCAGTCAAATTAGCCGGGGATCGCGAGATGGTGAAGCGGCTCGAAGCGATGCCCGGAGGCGTGCAGCAGAGCCTCGCCCGCGCCGTGAACCCGCATCGAATTGCAGCGCGGCAGACTGTAGGACCAGGTGCTCAACGCCCGCACCGGCATCCTGCATCCGCCGATGGCCACGCTCGGCGGCGGCGGTCGATGAATTTAGCTCTCGACGGTAGCACCCAGGCTTTCGTGTTCAGGCTGCTTCCGCGTTCTAGGGGCGGCGCGCCAGTTTGGATGATCATTGGCCCGGTAGGATAACGCATGACCTGGAACCTCATTGCGTCTACCTCGGCGACGCCCGGCCCAAGCGGTGGGTCGACCTCAAGCATCAACACGACTGGGGCCGACCTGATTGTTGTCGAGGTCAGCCACTACAACGCAGCGACGCCAAGCTTTTCCGACAGCAAAAGCAACTCGTGGCAGCAGATCGGAGCCTTCACCCAAGGCGCCGTCACAACATCCCTGTACTTTTCCCTTGGGCCGACGGTCGGCGCCGCGCACACCTTCTCGGCCACCGCCGGGGGTTGCTATCCCGCGATTAACGTATTGGCGTTCTCCGGTTCGCCAGGCAGCGGCAGCTACGACCAGGTAAGCCACGCCACGGCGGCGAGCGCCACGTCTCTTGCCGCCGGCTCGATCACGCCCTCGGTAAGCAATTCCCTGATCATCGCCGCCCTCGGGACAGACGGCGGGTCGAGCCAGACGATCAGCGTCGGCACGGTCCAGGAAAATGCGCCGTGGGTCAACAACGTAAACGAAGGCAGCTCGACCGCCTATGACGAACAGTCCACGGCCGCGGCGATCAACCCCGATTGGTCATGGACTGGGGCCGCCAATGCGGCTGCGATCGTTGTTTCATTTGAGCCGGGGTCGAGCGGCACATCGGTCACCGCCGACGTGCTGGCGCCACTCGAATTCGCCGAGACGGTGCTGCGCGCGCAGCCGGCTGGGGCGGTGCGCGTCTTTCTGACGTCGGGCTCGACCTGGACGGTCCCGGCCAACTGGAACAGCGCCAACAACACGGTCGAGGTCGTCGGCGATGGCGGCGGCGGCGGCACCGGCTATGGTTTCTCGCCGGCGGCGGGCGGCGGCGCCGGCGGCTATGCCAAGGCGGTGAACCTGGCGCTGACGCCGGGTCAGGTGGTCAATATCGGGATTGGCGCCGGCGGCGCTGGCGGTGCTGCGGCCCAAGGCGGCAACTCGGCCGGGACCGGCGCCAACGGCAGCGGCACGTGGTTTGGCGGGACAAGCTTTTCGACAGCATTGGTCAACGCGTCTGGTGGCACCGGCGGCCTTGCCGCCTATCTGATCAATGGCAGCCCCGCCAATGGCGGCGGCCCCGGCGGAGTAGGCGGCGGCTCGGCCGCGAGCCTGACCCATACCGGTGGCGCCGGCGGCAACAACTCGTCGGGCAACGATGGCGGCTCGGGCGGCGGCGGTGCGGCTGGCCCATCGGGCAACGGGGGCGCCGGCGCCGAAGGTGCCGCTGGCCCCGGCAGCGGCGGCGGCGGCGCTGATGGCGGCACTGCCGGCGAGCAAGGCAATATCCCAGGTTCCTACACCGGCGGCGCCGGCGGCAACGGCCCCGGCGGCACCGGCGGCGGCGCCTCGGTTTACGCAGCGCCAGGAAGTAACATTTCGGTCGCCGGCAACCCGGGCACGGCGGGCACCGGCGGCGGCGGCGGCGGCTCGACCCTGGACGGCGAAAGCACCTCGATCGTCGGCGATGCCGCCGGCAATGGCGCCACGGGGTCGGAATGGGGCAGCCATGGCTGCGGCGGCGGCGGCGGCGGCGCCTGCGGGCTCGGCAACGCGACCGCGACCGGCCAGGGCGGCGACGCCGGCAACTACGGCGGCGGCGGCGGCGGCGGCGGCAACACCTTCCCCGGCTCGGGGGCGGGGCGCGGCGGCAACGGGGCAGCGGGGCTGATCGTCGTCAGCTTTCAGGCGGGCGGCGACCCGGTAGAATTTTTGGCAGCCGGGCGGCGAGATCTCACGACCCCGCTGGAAAGCCTCGGCACCAGCGGGACTGAATTAAATTCAGACGCAATAATTCGAGCAGAAGTCCAGGCCTCGCCCGCGGCCGATGTCGCGGCCAGGCTCGAGCTGGCCGGTACGCCCCTACGAGACAGCAACAATCTAGTCGAAAGCAGCCGTCGCTTATTGGTCGATCCGGCCATCGCATTAGATGTGTCAACCGTCTTGCGTACAGTGCCCTTGCTGACGACGGAACTCCTCTCTTCCGCTGCGATTTATTGGCCGGCGCCGATTGAATGGTCGGGTGGGGTGTTGGTGGAGCGCGACGCCCTGATGGCGCCCGAGTGGAGCGCAAGATTGAGGCGTGATATTGCCGCTGCGGTGGAGACGGTCGCGGTTCTCGCAGTCGACCAAAACCACGCCGTCGAATGGGTCGGCACCACATGGCACGACAATCCCGGGGCGGCAGAGGTGCTCAGCCGACTTTTACCTGTTGCCGAATTGGTCGTCGAGTTATCTTCAGGTGGTATCGTAATAGTAGCCGACTCTGCATTGTTAATTGAGAGTGTAGGAACTTCCTCTGTTGAATTGTTTTCAGTGGACACCGGCCCCAACCGGGTTCGGCTGCTGACGACGCCAGGGCGAATTCGCCTTCTTCGGAGAAACTAAGATGCGTTTGCCGATGGCGTTCGACCCAATCGAGGTCGGCGAGGTCGATTATTTTGCTTTCGATTTCACCGCGGATGTGGGAGCGGCAACGATCGTATCGACGAGTTGGACCTCCGCACTCGCCCCCTTTCAGACCGCAACCGACCCCACTCCTCAAGCGCGGGTTTTGGCGGCCGCCTCGGAAATGATGATCCAATTGCGGTCGCCCCGTGACGGCTCTCTGCAAACAAAAACCGGCTCGTTCTCGGTCGCTACTATCGGCGGGATGCCAGCGTCAGCCATCGGCGCAACCTATATTCTTGAAGCTACAGCTACGCTCAGCGACGGCCGGGTTTTGAAGCTCAATTCGTCTGTGCTGTGTGCGCCTTCGGGTTAATGACCCAGCAAATCGCCATCCAGAACGGTCTAACTTTTGCTTTTGATTGCGGCAACCCTTCTCAGCTGAAACCAGCACTACAGCCCGGAAATCGGACGATGAGAATTTATCTGCCAATCGCCAAGGTCGATGCTGAAAGGCGTGAAGTATGGGGTTACGCCTCGACCGAAGCGCGCGACGACCAAGGCGAGATCGTCAAACGCGATGCACTCGTTAGGGCGCTCGGCGACTATATGAAATTTGCCAATATTCGAGAGATGCACCAGCTCTCTGCGGTTGGTGTCGCCAAGGAAGCCGCGGTCGATGACAAAGGTCTCTATGTCGGAGCCAAGATCGTTGACGATCAGGCGTGGCAGAAGGTGGTGGAGGGTGTCTACAACGGCTATTCGATTGGCGGACGTATAACGCAGCGCGACCCCGCCGACTACAAGACGATCACCGGGCTTGTGTTGAACGAGATTTCTTTGGTCGATCGTCCGGCCAACCCCGAAGCGGTTTTCGATTATTGGAAAGCGTCAGGAGCTTCACCCATGCCGGAGACCCGGTTCAACCCGCCATTCCAAATCTGGGCCTGCGGCGTGCCCGAGCACCGTCATCTTGCCAAGGCCGAGGCATTGAAGTGCCAGGAACAACTAGCAGGTTCGGGGCTTGATTTAATTGCCGCGGCGAGAAACGCAATCGCGACCGCCGAAGACGCGCTGGAGAAGGCCCAGGACAAGGCCGAGAATGAAGAACCCTACGGCGATGTGGCATACGCCGATCCGGGTTATCAGTCCGACGGCAAGAAACGCTACCCGATCGACACCGAAGCGCACATCCGCGCCGCCTGGAACTTCATCAATCGGCCGAGCAATGCGCAGAGGTACACAGCGGCCCAACTCGACAAGATCAAGGCCCGCATCCTCGCCGCCTGGAAAGCAAAAATCGATAAGGAAGGCCCTCCCTCGACGCAAGACATGAGAAGTTCGGGAAGAACCCCGACCCGTCTCGCCTTAACAAAGGCACTATGGGACGTCGGCCATGTCGCGCGGATCATACTCGATCTCAACTGGCTGAAGGAGAACCTCCTGGTCGAAGCGGCGATGGAAGGCGACGGCTCGCCGCAGCCCGCAAGGCTGCAAGCCGTCATTGGCGAGCTGTGCGGGTTTCTTAATGCGCTGGTGGCGGAAGAGACCAGTGAGATTTTAAATGACGCGGAGCTCGTCGCCGACCCTGAGCAACCGAGCGCTTCGGACATTATGGTCATGGCGGCCGGGAGGACCGGCGCCACTCTCATTGCTGATTTGTGCCGAGGCCGAAGCGTGAAAATGCAGAAATTCGGCGCCGCGATCCTCGCCAAAGCCAAGCATAGCGACGGGGACCAGGCGCTCCTCGACCTCGCCTATCATGCGATCAATAAATGCATGGGGATGGATGGCTTGCTGTTCGCTGAAAGGAGCCACGTCGCCAAGGCGCGCGACGCGTTGCAGGCCGCAGGTGCCATGGCGAGTGAGGAAGCGACGGTCGATACCGCGCGTTACCCCGAAACCGCGCCCCCTATGGTCCGCCCACCAGCGGCGGAATTCCGGCCGGGCCAAAACTCCACGGTTGATGCCTCGAAGCACCCGCTGTCGGGCGCCGCAAATGGAATGCTGGAAATGATCGCGACGGCGCTGGGCAAAAGGGGACAGGGTCATCAAGCGTTGATGGATATGGCCCATGACTGCATCGGCAAGCTGACGGATGGCGAATGTTGCGTTACCGCCAAAGCCGGCGCCCGTCATTCCAAGGAGACACTGGGCCACCTCGCCAAAGCGCACGATCATCTCGTAGCCGCCGGGGCGAAATGCGACGCCGCCGGATTTGCCGACAAGGCCGAATGGGAAGGAACGGAATTTGAACCCGGCAAAGCCGCGATGGGAAACCTTTCCAAGATGCTGGCTGGGGAGCGAGCCGAAAAGGCGGCCTTGATCGCGACCCTGACCGACATTGTGCCGCGACTCGATCAGTTGACGAAGAGGGTCGAAGATATCGCGCGCACCCCGCTGCCGCCACTTGCGGTTGCCAAAAACGTCACCGCGATTTCCAAACAACAAGACGCCGGCGGCGATGGCATCTCGCCCGACGAACTCGCCGCGGCTTTTTCTCGAATGAGCAAGGAAGAGCAGACCCTGACATTGATCAAGGCGAGCTATGCGCGACCGATCCAGCCGCCCGGCCTGATGCGGGCGAAGGAGACGCGCGGCGAGTAAATTCGGCTCTAACGCCGTAACCGAACCCGGCGCCTCGCCGGGTTTTCTTTGCCCCCCTGTTGGGAGGAATTGTAAATGAGTTCGATTACCCAGGAATCGCTGGAGCTGTTGAAGAGAGCTCTGGCCACGCCGGACGACACGCTCACCAAATCGATCTCGACCGCGACCGGCCTCGTCGCCTACGACCTGCAGGCACCCGCGAAAAATCTCTATCCCTTTGTCACCCCGATTCGCAACGTCATGCCGCGAGTAGGCGGCGGCACCGGCACCGCGACCAATTGGCGCCAGGTCAATGCGATCATCGGCTCCGGCTTCGACGCAATGGGCTGGGTTCCGGAAGGTCAACGCTCGGGCCAGATGTCGTATTCGACCTCGAGCAAGTCTGCCACCTTTGTCACTATTGGCGAGGAGGACGCCGCGACCTTTGAAGCGATCTCGGCCGGTCGCGAGTTCGAAGACATCCAGGCGCGGATGACTTTCCGGCTATTGCAAAAGATGATGCTGAAAGAGGAGATGGCGATCCTCGCTGGAAACGCCTCGCTGATGCTGGGTACCCCAGCGACCCCGACCCTGTCGGCATCAGGCAGCGGTGCTATCCTGCCCGCTGGAACGTATTTCGTCAAGGTTGTGGCCCTGACCCTCGAAGGCTATCAGAATTCCAGCGTGGCGGCCGGCGTTGCCACAACCAAGACCATCACCGGCGTCGACAACAAGACCTTCGCGCTCAACGGTGGCTCATCGAACATCAGCGGTGAGGCGAGCCAGGCAGTAACACTCGGCCAGACCTTGTTTTGCAGCGTCGCCCCGATCATGGGCGCCGTCGCCTATGCCTGGTACGTCTCGGCCTCGACCGGAACCGAGACATTGCAGGCGATCACGACGATCAACAGTCTCGCTGTTTCGGCGCCGCTCAGTACCGGAAACCAACCTCAAACCGCGATTACAGGGGATAGTTCGGCCAATCCGAACTATGCTTATAACGGCCTGCTGACGACCGCGCTCATGGCCGGCTCGAACGCCTACGTCAACACTTTGTCGACCGGCACCCCGGGAACCGGCACAACCTTGACGCCCTCGGGCCGGGGCTCGGTGGTCGAAATCGACACAATGTTCCAGACGATGTGGAACAATTTCGAGCTGTCGCCGACCGTCCTTTACGTAAATTCTCAGGAGCTGAAGAACATCACCACCAAAGTGCTGTCGAACAGCTCCGGGCCGCTTCTGCGTTACGACACTCCCGCCGACGGAAGCGAGGGCGAGTATCAGCTGACGGCGTCCGGGACGGTGCAATTCTACTACAATCCGTTCGCGATCTATGGCGGGTTGCGCATCCCGATTAGAATTCACCCGCGCGTCCCGCCCGGCACGATCATCGGCTGGGCCGAGAACCTGCCGATCCAGTATCAGTCGAACGAAGTGCCTAACGTGGCCGAGGTCAAGACCCGGCAGGATTACTATCAGATCGACTGGCCGATCGTCACACGCCAGCGCCAAGTCGGTGTCTACGCCGAAGAGGTGCTGGCCGTCTATGCTCCGTTCGCAATGGGCGTCATCACCAACATCACCAACGGCTGACCGACTTGTCCGACCTGATAGCGCTTCGGGCCATGTTCGGCCAGGACGAGGCCAATCACGGGACCGTGCGCTATCGCGTCGGACTGGACGGCTTGGTTCTCGTGCCGCCCGAGGTTGCAGTTAGCTTGGTCAATAATGGTGGGTTTGCTGTGGTAAAACCGATTGCAATGGGGCCATCGAAGCCGCGACCGGGCGATCTGCCGTGTAACGCTCTGGTGCGATTGCATCATGATACCGCAGGCGCTTGCAGTTACGACGGCAGTCAATATCGAGCCGATAAGAATGGGGACTTTCTTGTACCGGCCGAGGCGGTAGCGGATCTGACGGCGCACGGTTTTTTCCCGTCAGGCCGGGACAAACGCGACAAGAGCGAGCATTCAAACCCTTAAAAGCAACGCCCTAGGGGCGAACCGCTAAAAACCTGCGCTTGCTCGGGAGTACGACAATGTCGAGGATCGACGAGGCTGTCTACGTCGATATCGTGCGCCAGGCGATCAAAGCGATTAATCCGACGATCGCCGACGCTGCAATGGCCCATGGGTGGCCTGCAGCACTCGACGCCGTCAGCACGATTTTGATGTCGCTGCTGATCGCTGCGGTTGGCGCTGACGAGGCGCGCGCGGCTTGCGGCAAGATGTACGAAGATGTCGCCCGGCTCGAGCGCGCGTGGGCGCCGGTTGTAGCTCGGGCGATGGATGAAGTGCCCGGAGGGCGAGCCTGATGGCATATGGCGACTTGACGACTTTGGCCGATGTCAAGGCGTGGCTACAAACCGGGCAAAGCGCCTTTCCCCCGACCGACGACGTGCTGTTGACGAGGCTGATTACCGCTGCGAGCCAATACATACAGACTTGGCTGAACCGTCGCATTGCCGTTGCCGACTATCTGGAAGTGCGTGATGGGACCGGCGGCCAGCGCCTTCAATTTGGCTGCTTTCCGGTCTGCGCCGTTTTATCGCTAACCATAGACGGTATCGCGATCCCGCCTGCGCCACCGCCTTCACCCAGCACTGGCTTGACGGCTGGCTATCTGTTTTCGTCGACGGAGTTAGCTGTCCGCGGCTATTTCTTCACCCGCCGAGTGCAGAATGTCGCCTTTTCGTACACAGCCGGTTATATGACGACGCCCCCGGAGATCGCCCAGGCCTGCATCGAGCTTGCGGCCCTTCGCTATCGCGAGCGAACGCGGATTGGTGAAGTTTCGAAGACAGTCGGCAGCGGCGAGACAGTCAGCTACTCGCAAAAGGATATCAGCGCACCGATCTCGACATTGCTTCAGCAATATCGAGTTGTAGCCCCCGTTGCCGCCTATTCGGTGATAATGGCGCCGACCGCAACCGATCCGGCGATTGTCGCGGGCGTATTGTGATTTCTACTAAACTGATCGGCAATGACGCGGCGCTCGATCGTCTGAACACGATCAGAGACGCCGCTAACCAGGGAGTAGCGCGAGCGATCGCCAAGCTCGGCGCCGATCTGCGAAATAGTATTCAGCAGAACAAGTTGAGCGGCCAAGTTTTGCATGCTCGCAGCGGAGCGCTTAAACAAAGCATCTCTGTTCGGGTGGATCGAAGCGCCACAACGGTCAGCGCGACCGTTTTCAGCGATCTCGACTATGCCGCAGCGCAGGAATACGGGTTCAGCGGCACAGTCGACGTACGGGCAAGCCTGCGCCAGATCAAGGAAGCATTTGGCCATCCGATCGCCGCCCAGACAATAGGGATTGCCGCACATAGTCGGCGAATGGATCTGCCCGAACGTTCGTTTTTGCGCTCGGCACTTGATGATCTGACTCCAGATATCAGCGCCGGCGTCGCGGATGCGTTGCGCGAGGCGTTGGACTAATGATCGAACGTGAACTGATTTATTCGGCGCTTTGGGCTTTAGCTTCGCGCGCGTGGTCCTTTGCCAGCGCCAATCGCCGCCTACGGCATTGGTCCGACGTGTCGCCGGCCGAACAGCCGGCTCTGTTTATGAGCGAAAAGGGCGGGTACGCCGCTGTCAAGGCGTTGGGCGCACCGATCGTCTGGACGCTGTACGCTGATTTCTACATTTACGTACATGCGAGCGATCCCTACGCAGCGCCGGCGGCGATCCTCAATCCGCTGCTTGATTCGCTCGAACGCGCTTTGGCGCCGGCGCCGGCAACCGGGATCCAGAATCTGGGGCTGCCTCAATTGGTTCAGCACACTTATATCGCCGGCAAGATAGAAACCGATGAAGGCGTGCTCGGGGACCAGGCGATCGCGATCGTTCCAGTCGAGATCCTGTGTCTGTGAAGGCGCGCGCTACCAGGACACCGGATATTTCTATCCTCCAGGCCGGCGCCGTCACAACTGGGTTCTCGTCGATGGGGCTCATTGGATGCGCTGAGCCGGTGCCGGTGCCGAGGTGCTGAATGCCCTTAATGGCCAGACGCATTTCGCAGACATTGGACCGGCAACTGCGGTTGCGGCGCCCAAGAACGACGATTTTCACGCTTCGATAGTGCGCGGGATCGAAACGGTCTTAATCACCGGTACCGCCATATCCCACACCCGGGCTAGCATCCGCCAAAACCTCCGCGTCCCCGCTGCCAAGGCGATACGGGCCATGGTCTATCGCGGAGCTGCCGGTCTCAAAAAGGAATTCGACGACATGAGCGACGATCGCGAAGCCGCACCGGTCCTGGCGCAGTCGCCCGGCCAAACCGACGACCAGCTTGGTGAGTTGATTGAGCGCTGGTGGATGGATCATTTTCCCGGCTCGGCTGTCGCGCGCGACACCGCGGCCTGGAATGCGGCCCATGCTGCCAAGGAAGCATTGAAACGGCTGTTGGTACACCTCCAGCACCTG